TTTAAATCTTTGTGTAAACGTTGTCTGGTAACAGTTCGTTTCATTTCATAAAGATAATCTAAAATTTTTCTAGTTACTCGTTCCATTTTTATATACTATCTCTCTGTTGGCATCTTTTAATTCTTCTACATCTACTAATAATTTATTGATCTGACCTTCCATAAATTCTATTTTTAATTTATTACTCATGTTCATTTCAATATTTTGTTGTAGTTTTTCTACCTGTTTATAGAGATCTTCGATTAACATGAATTGCTCAGAATCCGCGGGTAGTGAACCTAGTTGTCCACGTGGCCACTTTATTCTAAAGTCTGTGTTCTCTGTTAAATCTTTCTCCATTAACTGAAGTCTAGTGTCTGCAATATTAAGACGTTCAACAATCTGAAAATAACCCATCGTGCCAAGTGCTACAATAATTATCAATGAGACTACCGTCTTCATAGGCATCTGCACGGCTGCCTCTTCTCCGATATGTAATGGTTTGTTACTCATTTAGGTACGTATCCTGGTTCTATAAAAAGAGCCATTAGAACAAGTAATATTATTAAAGTCCCTGTAAAATAGTAATTCATTCCTGGCTACCTCTATATTCATAGCCAAGTATATTACACTATTTGTCTTCTATTTTGTAGAACATTTTGTCAGTATCCTCTGTAATCCAGTTCTTATTTTCAACGTTCCACTCTGTAGTTTGGACATTGTAGTCAGGAATATCTGATTTAAAAGTAAAGTTGCTAATGTTCCAAAGAATACGATTATTAGGCTGAATTGCATAATTCCCGTTATCAAGAGCCAATACGTGTCCACACTTATGTTGATCAGGAATTTCAGAATGTTCTGTATCCAGGATATTACTTTCTGGATGACCCCAATCGATGGTGAATAAATACTCGCCATAATAAAATTTTTTATCTTTACCAAAATATTTTCCACGTTGTGATGTTAGATAACCAAAGCTATGAACACTAGGATAATAACTAAAACTGTTCCACAGTTGAAGCTGGTCGATCTGCATATCGGGCACTTTGGATCTGTCATACGATTTTTGGAAAAACGCAGAGACAGGCAATCGAAAAAAGACTGCACCATTTGGTAACATAATGTGAAATAATGTTGCGGAGCCTGCCATACTTGTAAGACCGAAGACCACACATTCTTCACTTTCTCCATGATGTTTTTTAAAGTCATATAAATATTCCTTCCTTACGTTACAATAAATGGGTGGTATATCTGCATTCAAATAAGCCATTATTTAATATCGCCCCAATTATTTCCTTTTTCATAATCCACTTTGTTAGGTACCTGTAAATCTACTGCAGATTCCATTATCTCAATTATTTGTTCTGCCTTTGCATCAGATTCAACAGAGATATCAACCTCATCGTGAATTTGTATGTGAGGTATTATACCATTTTCATACAAAGCTACCATACTTTTTTTAGTCATATCTGCAGCTGATCCTTGTATTAATTTGTTTAATGCTTTGTAAGTAAATGCACGTTTTAAAGGCTCATCGTATTCTTTTCTAGCCATTTCAAGTGGTAAAGGTTTAAATACACCAAACTGCACCGGCTGCCATAAATCAAAATGACACGCTCTTCCTAATAAAGTTCTAATTTTTCCACGATCATTTGCTTTACGAGATACATTTTCCATTAACTGCTTAACAAAAGGTGCTTTAGTATGGTATTGTTTAATTAATTTTTCTGCAGAATCTTTCATCAAACCTAGTTCTGCCATCAATTTATTTTTACCCATACCATACATCAAACCAAGGTTAATAGTTTTTGCTTGCTTACGTTCAATGCCTGCCATATCTGCAACCACTTGGTGGAAGTCTGCATCTCCTTGATTGTATGCCCCTACAATTTCATCAACACCTTCCAAGTTCTGTAACTTTGCATAGTGCACTAAAATTCTAGGTTCTTGTTGTGAGTAGTCAAACGATCCCCATTTCGTATTTTCTTCTGGAATAAAAATAGATCTAATCATCGGTCCCAGCTCCGGGTGCCTCGCTGGAATCTGCTGTAAGTTTGGATTGCTCATAGAGAATCTACCTGTCACCGTTCCACCTGCATCTGATCGTATTTGATTTATGTCTGCGTGTATTCTACCATCAACTGCGTGTTTAGTAATCGAATCAATAAAAGTTGTGTGCGCTTTGTTAATCTCTCTTGCGTCTGCAATACAACGTGCTAATTCGTGTGGATGGTTTTGTAAAAAGTTTTTTGTAAAACTTGGTTCATTACTTTTTTCTGTTCTATCATAAGGTAACTTTAATTTGTCAAAAGCTTTTGCAATACTTCTAGCTGCATGTATTTCTACATGAATACCTGTTAAATCCTTGATTTTACTAATGATTTTGCCTTCTCTTTGCATAAGATTTTTTTTAATTTTAGCTGCATGTTCAAGGTCAACTCTTACACCTTTGAATCTCATATCAACTAAACAAGGAAATAGTTTTGTCTCCAGGTTAAATACATCCCAAAGTTCTTCTTTGTATAGTTCAGTCTCTAATCTTTTCCAAAGTTTTAAGGTAGCTTCAGCATCTCTCTCTGCATATTGTCCTACAAATAATGCAGGTAATCTCCACATATCTTTTTTAGGATCTAGTCCATATTCTTTAGCGGCTGCTTGTAATACATTTTCATCTTTACCAATACCTACATAAAATTTTGCTAGAGTATTTAATGCATAAGATAATCTATTCTCATCTATTAAAGATGCTGCAATCATAGTATCTACGATTTTACCTTTTACAATTATTCCCTCTGATCTTAACCAACACACATCATACATTGCATTGTGAAATATAAATGTTGTATCGGGTTGATTAACTATATCTTTAAGCCAAGAGTAAACTAAATTTTTATCTAGGTTACCACCTGATTCGTGATGAATTGGAAAGTATCCTGCCCAACCTTCTACGGCTACAGCTACTCCTGCTACATGACCTCTACCTGTAACATTACCAGAACCTAATGTAGTTAAGTGTGGATCATTAGTTTCTAAATCTATTGCTATCTCCTTACAACCACGAAGATCTTTTAGTTCTTCTGGCATAACCCATTCTGTTTCTGGAGTAAACAATGGGATCTGGGTACTTCTCACGAGTAATCCCTTTCAATAATCATCTCTAAATAGTGTATAGCTTTTCTCACGTCCTCTTCCTTTCCCTTCGATTGATGTCTACAGATATATTTTATAGCGTTGCCTTCTGCAAATAGCAACTTGTTTTCGTTAATAAACTCTGCAGGTTGAATTTTCATGGAACGGTAGTGTTTCCCACCGACCTGTTTATCTAAAGAATCATATTCTGCTTTCTTAAATATTTCTTTGTTGGTCATTTTTTTCCTCCTTCAATAACTTGAAGTCCAAGAGGAGGTCTCCAACCATCTAATACATCTTGAACATAGGCTTTATAAGATAAAAATTCTCCTTCTGTCATTCTTGATTTTGATTCAGTAATTATATCCATGGTCAATAAACAAGGAATTTGAGTTTTGTCTACTGCAAATGAAGGAAAGTATTTTTCCATTATTTTTACTTGTGCCTCATATTTATCTAGAAAAAAATTACGACAATCCATAAATGCATTTTGTATTATTTCTCTTTCCTCTTTAGTATTTTTTTTATGTTGTTTTGGTATTTTCATAATATATAAGCCCGATCAAAGTTTTTTGGATCCAAAACATGCAATTCACGCTTCGCTCTCGTCGCTCCAGTATAAAATAATCTATGTAATTCATCTGGGTCGTGACTAAACGTTTCTAGTGCTGCATTAGTTAAGTCCTGCATAAGCAAAACTTTATCGGCTTCTCCTCCTTTCGCTCCGTGTATAGTTGACATTGTTATACGAGGATTTTTATTTATTTGCTCTCCATTCGCCCTCATATTACGAATATAGTTTTCTGTGAGAGTATCTAAACCTTCAAAAGATTCATACCAAACCTTATCAGTTATTAGTCCGTGTTTCTCTTGACAGTCTTGTAATGTATATTTGTCATCAGCGTGTAATGTTTTACCTTTTCTAAATCCTTCTAATACATTTGATCCAAGATATTCATAAATGTTTTTTATTTCTAAATGATTTAAAGTGCCTTCTTTACGCCATGATTCCCAATTGTTTAATGCTAATAATAATTTAAGAGATATAGAATTTCTTCCTTTGTATTGATAATACCATCCTTGCAGTTCACATAAATCTTTTACATCATCTAAAAAATAATTAGCTGAAGATAGTACTAACCAATTACCTTGAGACATATCTACTTGTGTAATATCAGAATATCTTTTTAAGATTCCCTCATCATCTCTTGGTCTATATTGTTTATCAAATCTATTTTGTACCTTACTAATTATATGTTGAGATAGTTCGTGTATTGGTCCACCTGGTATTCTATATGATTGTTCTAATGTTTTGATATCATCTACTTCTTCTTTTAAAGCTATGAAGTGATCTACATCTGCACCTGCCCATTTAAATATTGCTTGGTCATCATCTCCTGCAATGTAAGTTTTGTTAGCGTTTGTCCAAAGTTTTCTAACCATATCCCATTGTATTAAAGATAAGTCCTGCGCTTCATCTATAAACAATACTTCAAATTTAGGATTAATATCCTTCTGTATAAAATTTTCTAATAAGTCATTAAAGTCTTTCAAACCTTTTTCTTTTTTAAATCTTTTAAGTTCTTCTGCTAATAAAAATAATGTGCTTCTTTCTATATCTAATATGTTTTGTCGTGAATCATAATACTCCAATAGATCCATACGTTTAACTGCAGCTGTATTTATTATTGTAAGATATTCATTATCAGAATTAAAGGTACCATCATCTGCAGAATAAGAAGCAGTCTTAATTGGTATGCCACATTTCTGTCCAAATTCTTTATAGTCTTCGGGTTTCATCATCTTCTCTTTAGTCATTCCTAATTCTCTAAATGCATAGGAGTGTAAAGTTCTAAAGTTGTCTAGATCATTATCTATATCTAAAGCAAATTTATCTGCTGCTCTGTTTGCCGCTTCTGTAGCTGCTTTCCTTGTAAAAGAAAAGTAACCTATTTGTTTAGGTCTAACTCCTTGTTGAATAAATTCATCCACTAAATTTAACAACGTTGTTGTTTTTCCTGTTCCTGGTGGTCCTAATATTATTGTCTTCATATTTTTTTAGTTTCCTTTCTGATATTCTTAATTTTGTTTGTGTAATTTCTAATTCATCTTTTAATACTTGTATTTCTTTTCTCATTCGAAGGTGCCAATTAATACCTACGTCTTTAGAATACTTCACTAAAACAATCCTTTCATCAATCCTATTTTAAATATTTCTTCTTTAGTTCTTACTCTAGCACCTTTAGAATTTTCAGATCTTGTTACAAATCTTAAATTTTTAAGTCTATAGTTCCAAGGTTTTCCATCAATATGATCTACTACAGTTATATCATAATCATATGGGTCTAAATGATCTGGATCTAGAAAAGCTCTAGCTGCTAACTTGTGAATACAAATACTTACACTTTTTAAACTATTGTTATTTTTTCTTTTATCCAATGATTGTAACATTACATATGGATATTCTATGGTATCTCTGATAACTACATGTTGGACTTTACTTGTTCCTTTACCTTTATAATTTGTATTAATAATATATGGAAAATCTCCTGTATTTAATCTTTCATGGAATACAGCAAAAGGATGTAATCCTCCTGTAGGTTTCATAAAATATCTATTAGGAACTATATTATGATTAGGAATAATACTAGCAACATCTACGGTATTATAATCAACTCCTACTTTTAATTTACTAGGTTCTTTAAATAAATTTAATTGATCTTTTTTCATTAAAAATTATCCTGTTGGTAAGCAATTTTAGATAGGGTTGCATCTATTTTTTTCATAGTTTTTATTTTAATTAGTCTTGGTTGTTGTTTTTTAATTGTCATTCTAATTTCTTCTACAAATATATTTTCTAATCTTTTAATTAAATTTCCTGTTTTAATTTTATCCATATCCCAATGATTCTTTTTACAAAAATTATAGAAGTCTTCCATTCTAAAATATGTAAATTCTCTTTTGTCATCTGTAAATGGTAACTTATTAAAAATATCATCCATAGTTCTTGCAGCTTGTCTATTGGTAGTCCAATCTTGAAGTAATCCTGTAAGTTCGTTTGTAGGATCCAATGATTCTAAAGGTTCTATCTCTTGAATATTAGTCATCATTGGTTTTAAAAAATGTTGTTTCCAATCTTTAGGTTTAGGTACCGGTATAATAGAGTTAGCTTGATCTAGGCAAGCTAATGCAAACATACCTGGATTGTAAAGTTGTTCTGATTTTAATTCTATTCTCTTATCTCCTACGTTTAAAAACCATTGTGGAGGATTAGAAGTATATTTTGTAAGGTTTGCTAATATAGGCATTTCTTCTTCACCAAATCCTACACCAAATCTTTTTGTTCTACATAAACCAGA